GCTGTTGATTGAATCATCAATCGCTTTCACAACTTTTATATTCTTACGTCCATATTCGGAAACATATTCCGTCACTTCTTCCATGACAGTTTGCCTGTCATAATCACCAAATTGAGGATACCACTTGCTATTGTCTTCTTTTGTCAAGAGTGTGTAGTAAGCCATTGTCTCGCGTCCTATCTTGGTTTCGTTGTTTTATCTTGCGTCATCTTGGTTTCGTTGTCTAATCACGTTTTGTTACAGTCTAGCAACTCGTTACAAGGCTTGTATCAACTGTGTGTCTCTTGATTGCTAACACTTGCAGGTAGTTTCGCGGATGGTCTGGCTGGTATGGCGTTCCGAACCGCGTCTTTCCATGTGTTAAGATTGCGCGATATTTCAACAGATGTAAAGATAAACATGCGACTAATCACAATGTTTCAATTCTAGTCCAAAACTGTAACATTCCGTTACCGCGAAACACTCTAAAAGTCACATGCGAAAAATGCTATGTCAGTCACACAAGCCTTGTAACGAGTCATACATCGCCATGATAAATTGCCTTACCCTGCTATGGTAATTTGTCCTGCCTCTGTAGCATGGCCTACAACGCCTATGTGTCGATTGCCGCATTGCAGCATTTTGCCCAAACTTGTTTGTATACTAACAATTTTCGCAGTGTTGTTAGCGATGCTTAGATGTAATGTTATAACATAACACTATACCCCGCCCCTACCCGCCCTGTTTTCAAAAGTGCCCGTTTTGGTAGAGCCAGCAACCGCGCGGGACCGAAGGGGTACAACTTCACTACACCAACACTAGTAAACTAACACACCAACACCATCACCATCACCAACACACCATCACTGCTAGTAAACCACTACTAGTAAACCACTACTTGACTGTGACTACTACTCCTGCTATTACATACATTGTAACACTTGCCGGTGTTACTATTAACTATCTTCAAGGCAGCATGAATGTTATGGGTGGCAGGATTGCTGTTAGTAGCATTGTTGATAGTCATTAAGGTCACAGGTTGAGCAATGCTCCCTGTGGCCTTTTTGTTTGGTAACTAGTCTAACTAGTCATAGTCATAGACGCGAGACGTTGTGCTATGTGCTATGTGCTATGTGCAATGAGACAATGACCAACTATGCTAACTATGTTAACTATGCTAACTGTTACAGTCATAGCCATAGCCATAGCCATAGCCATGCTAACTGTTACAAGGTTTGTAATGGTTGTAATGACTGCAATTGTGATGTTTAAGATAAGTGTGACTGTGATGTTTAAGAGATGTTTAAGAGTGGTTATTGTGAAAGTGGGTTTTCTGATCTGGGATGTCTCGCACCCTTCGGGTGGTTAGTTCTTGGTCCCCCGGTTACTTTTGATGCTTGACATATGGGTGTCAAATGTGGTATTACCAATATATCAAGACAAAGAATACGTTAACTCTCGTTAACAATAGTCCGCCACGCCCGGAACCCAGCCACCAGAGTGGATGGTTGTTATGGTTGCTGGTGTCGCATGTTGTTATTCCTTGTCTTCTCCCCAAAACCCTCATTTGACTTACCTGACATAACAGTGTTATGTTCAGTGAAAGTTGGCTGTTACATGCCTTGTAACAAACACCACAAATGGAGATTTTCCCATGTCCCTTGCAAAACCCGGTGATCCGCTTGTAACTGGTATGAATATCATTGTGTTTGATGAAGACACGATGGAAAGCAAACAAGTCACAATGGCTGAGTATAACGAACGTCGTGTTATTCCGGCGTTGAAAGCTTTTCGACCAACGAAAGAACTCAAGCAAGATGAAATGCCAGAAGCAAATGTGAATGATCAAATCGGTCTGTCTGCTGTGGTTGGTTTGAGACTTATCGGTATGTCATTTGAAGACATCGCTGACATGCTTAAAGTAACAGTTCATGAGATTGATCGAATGATCTCTTTGCCTTCCGCACAGGTGACATTTGAAAGAATGTTTCGTGGTATCATTGCTGTTAATGCTGATAACGTTCAGGGTAAGATTTCTGCATTCTCCAGCAATGCTGCTGATGTTGTTATCTCCATGATGAACGATGAGAAAACACGTGCAGATGTGAGACTGAAAGCTGCTCAAGACATCTTGGATAGAAGCGGCACCAATGCTGAAAACTTCTTTGCAGAGAAAGCTGGCCAGACTTCTCAAGATGATGAACTCCGTATCACAATCATGGATGATGAAGGTGAAAAGGAGCGTGTCAATGTCAGCATCAAACGGAGATAAAGCAGTCGTCTGGGCACCCATTACAAGCTATGTAACAGTGCTAGATGATAAAGAATTGTTGTCTATTCGTGAGAAGATGAAAGAACTGAACTATTATGTCATCGACTTAGATAACACTTTTCGTGTTATGGTATCGCCTGACTTTCCACCTTTCGTCTTTGATCCGATGCTTGGTGTTTACTTTCCACTTCGTGTTCACTAGGAGATGGTTTACATAAAGGCACAAGATTACACGACAACTTTCAATTGAAGGTGTTGAGGTAAGTTAAAGAGGTAAGTTAAAATGGCAGAGTATCGAATAAAACCCGGCGGTATGCACGAGCAGTTCTTCAAGTCTCGAAACAAAATACAGATTATCGGTGGTGGTTTTGGTAATGGCAAAACCGCTGCTGCTTGCGTTAAAGCTATCCGTCTTGCTGCTGATTATCCCGGTTCTAACGGCATTATTGCTATGGCTACATACGCGCAGCTTAATGACACAATCCGTAAAGAGTTTTACAAATGGGTGCCACATTCATCTGTCAAACGTTGGCCAAGCATTGCTGATAACACTTTGATCTTGAAGAATGGTTCTCAAATCAACTTCCGTTATCTGCAACAGAAAGGTAAATCGTCCGCAGATGGTCAGACATCTTCAAACCTTCTCTCTGCTACTTACGATTGGGCAGTGGTTGACCAGATCGAAAACCCTGCAATTGCTTACAAAGACTTCCTCGACTTGTTAGGTCGTCTTCGTGGTAGCACTCCTTATAAAGGCAAAGACGTTACAATGCCTGTAACAGGGCCACGTTGGTTGATACTCACTGCCAACCCTGCGTTTAATTGGGTTTTTCATAAACTCATCAAGCCAATGGAGACATTCCGTAAAACAGGAGTTATCAGTGATGACTTGATCGTAGATGGTGATACACAAGAACCATTGATTGATCTATTCGAGGCACCAACTTACGAAAACAGTCACAACCTTGAACCTGACTTCATTAAAACTCTCGAAGCTGCTTATACTGGTCAGTTCAGAGCAAGATACCTCGGTGGTGAATGGGGTGCTTTTGAAGGTTTGGTCTATCCTGACTTTGATCAAGCATATCACATGGTTCCTCACTCCATGATTATGCAATATCTGTTTCAAGCAAATCGAAATGGTCTGAAATTCCAAGGCATTGAAGGTTTTGACTTCGGCATCGCTTCACCGTCTTGCTATCTCATCGGCTTTCAAGACATGATCGGTCGTGTGTTTATTGTTGACGGGTTTTATAAAGCAAACATGAAGTTGCAAGAGATTGCAGATGAGATAGTTGAACTTCGTGGCTTGTATTATCCGTATTTTCAGATCGACAGCCCAATCATTGCTGATCCTGCGATCTTCAAACGCACGATTGTAAACAATCAAGGTCAAGGTGCTGACACAGTTGCGAATGTGCTGACTTCTTTGAGTGAAATTAACTTCAATCCCGGACAGAATGACATCTTGAGTGGTATTGCTAAAGTTTCAGCCTATCTCGGTGTAGATAACTTTCCTAATCTCATCAATGGTGAGCAAAACGGACCACTGTTGCTGTTTTCTAAAGACTTATCTTTCCTATCCGATGAGTTCGGTAGTTATTTCTGGAAAACCAATGGTGCTACTGAAAGAATTGACGAACCTATCGACAGAAACGATCACGGCATGGATACATTGAAATATATGTTCTCATACATGCCCGAAGCACATGAACAACTCTTCACTGTTGGTGTTTTGAGAACAAACAACATGAAGTTAGGAAAAGGAAATCCACTATGGACGTTGAACAGCAGAAACTAGAAGTTGCCGAAGAACTCGGTGTTGTAACAACTGATCGTGATCCAGAACAAGTCATCAGTCAGTATAGATTGCTGTCAGAAAACGCTATTCCTATCGGTCCTACTGCTGGACAGATTTATCGTGAGCGTTACGATGAAGGCATGAAGGCAATGAAGCTGCTTCATGACGATTGGCGGTCAGCTATTACAGAGTTTGTAAAGACTGGTGCTTTTACAGGTAATGAAAACACACATTCCGCACCAGAGGAAAACCTCATTCGATCCACAGTGGAAACACTTGTGGATTATTCTTATATGCGAAATCCTACACCCGAAATCTCTGGTCAAGATGAAGTCAGCCAGCAAATGGCTAAGTTGATGACGACTGGTCTGACAACGTTGATGAATAAGAAAAACAATCTCGGTGTTAATCTACGACCGAAGATTTTGAAGCAAATCATGTTTGCTCACTTTACCAATCTCGGTTGTCTCCGTCTTGATTATCAAAAACAAGATGGAAGTCTTGAACAAGTGCTTGAAACACTTGAAGTGGTGCGTAAGCAGATTAAGGAAGAGAAAGATGTTGAGGAAAGTCAGCGACTGTATGAACTTCTCGACATCTTGCAGCGTGAACTCGATCAGCGCCGTGAGTTTGGCATTTCTATTTCTGTGAGGAACCCTTTCAACATCCTCGTTGATGATGGTTGCACAGAGATTGATCTTTCCGATGCAAAGTGGTTGATGGAAAGAGAATTTCTCGATAGTGCTTATATCCAAGCTGAATACATGAAGAAAGACGAAGAAACAGGTCAGCTTGTTTTTCGTTACGATGCAAATACTTTCTTTGATCCAAAAGTAGAGAAAGCCGAAAGCACAAGTGTTCAAGAACAGATTGTTGGGCAAATCTTTCCCGACATGGAAGACGACATGGCAAAGAACAAAATGAAAGACAAACTGCCAGTTGTCTGGGTTTATGATCGTGTTACAAGGCTTGTAATACTTTACCTCGAAGGAAAATGGGAGACACCACTATGGGTTTACGAAGACGAGATAGGATTGTCACGGTTTTTCCGGCACTTCTTTTTGTCGTTCTCTACACCGCTGAACTCAATCGCACAGAAAGGCGAAGTTACTCATTACATCAACTTCCAGCGTGAGATTAATTCGATTAACCAACAATCTTCTCGCGTAAGAAAAGCTGCTTTCTCAATCATGATGTATGATAACCAAGCTATCGACATCAAGGAAGTGCAGAAGTTGCTAGACGAAGTGCATAAGAATGACGGACAGCTTAAAGCAATTGGCTTGAAGATGAAGGACAAAGACAAATCGCTGTCTGATGTTCTGACACCTTTCAAACTTCCTGTATCGCAATTTGCAGAAGTGTTTGATAAAACAGGTCTGAAAGATGCAATTGATAAAGCCAGTCGTATTTCTGACGCTCTTCGTGGACAACAGTTCAAAACCAATACAAATAAAGACGCTGTTGCAACTTACAACAACCAAGCACAAACTCGCCTTGAAGGTTTAACTGATAAGATCGAAAGTGCTACAGAAGACCTACTATGGTCGATGTGTGAGATAATGATGTCAAAGTTCAGCAAGGAAGAAATGGCAATGTTGCTTCCTGCGAATATGCTTCAATTCTTCGAGCCTATTCCTGTTAAAGAACTCAATCGTCAATACGCACTTCTCATTGCTGCTGGTAGCACAGAGCGACCAACTACCCAGAACAAGAAACAAGAAGCTGTTTCCATTATCCAAATGCTTGGACAATTTGGTTCTGCCGCACCGGGAACTGTTCTGTCTATTGTGTCTCGACTGCTTAGAACAGCATTCAGCCGCACACTCGTTACAGATGAAGACCTGTCGATGCTGAAAGAAGAAAGCACGGCAGCACTACAGAAAGGTGTGTCTACTGGACAAGGGACACCACCGCAACAACCTCAACAGATGTAAAGAAAGGCTAAGAAAATGTCAGATGAATTTATGAATGAAATCTCCAGTGCAATTGACAGCGCAGGGAGCAAAAACGACATCGACAGCACTCCGGTCGCTGATACAAGCCATGTAACAGAGACACAAAAAGGCCCAACACCTGATAAAACGTCCAAATCTGAAATTGAACGTAATGTTCTTTCGCTCATGGGTGCAGGTGATGAAAAGAAGAAAGCAACTCCACCACCCAAACAACCAACAACTCCTGTGGATGACAAAGCTGCAAAGCCTGCTGAACCAGTATCCACAACTGACAAAGACGGCCAACCGACACAGAAAGTTGATGAAAAAGCACCAACGACACAAGATGATCAAAACGACAAAACACTTGCTATGGACCAATTCTTGAAGGAAGACGAGAGCAAAAACCTTGTCCTCAATGACGGAACAGTTGTTGCTGCTGCTGGTAAAGCGAGAACGTTCTTTGAAAAGCTGAAACGAGAAGCACGTGAGCAGCGTCAACATGCTCAACAAATGGCTGTGCAAGGACTTGAACTTGCTAGACAGTTTCAATCACTTCATACTGAATATGAAACAGCAAAGAACCAACCGAAGCTTGACTTGGCAAAAGAGACTGGTCTTGAAAGTCGTGACATTGACATGTCAATCAACTTGATGAAGGAATATAAAAATAATCCTATCAATGCTGTGAAGAAAATGTTGACGCAGATGCACACCAATGGTATTGATGTATCATCGCTTGGTGTCGGCACAGCTATTGATCCTTCAACGCTGAAAGAGACCCTTACAAGCATTGTAACAGACATGCTTGCCAAACAAAATCCCAAGAGTAAAGAAATGCCGGGTCGAGAAGTGACCCATGAGCAAGCTGTGCAACAAGCAACAGATTTTCTAACAAAGTATCCAGAAGCTAAAAAGCATGAAGCAGCTATTGCCGCTGCAAAGATGAAGTTTCCAGAAATGGGTTTGGAAGAAATTTGGATAAGATTTCAACTCCACCTTCAGAAAAACCCACCAGCAGTGCAAACAAGTGCGTCACAGACACCCGCACAAGTTCTGCCACAGCAGACGCCTCAAGCAAAAAATCCTGCGCCTGTTACAAGGCGTGTAACAGCCCCAAATCGCGATTACGGTTCGATGTCATTCGCTGAAATCGCTGCAACAATCAATGAGGATTTCAAATGAAACCTGCTGACCTTATTCACGCAATGGCAGAACGTAGCATGAAGAAGCTGCGTATTGCTGCCATTCTTCCCGGTGGTGTCTATTCCTATTTGGCCGCTGCTGGACAAGTTAAAACCGAAGATGGTGGACCGGAAATTTCCAACCCGATCCTCGTCGGTGGCAACCCGAACGTTGGCCCTGCGACCTACTATGATCGCGTTCCCGTTGCACAGACCAGTGAACTTGATACTGTTCGCTATAACATGACCCGCGTTGTCGGCACATATGTTATCTCTGATCAGGAAGTCGATGAAAACATGGGCTTCGCAAAGATCACTGACATCGCTGCTGCGAAGATGAAAGCACTGGAAATTGCTATCAAGCAATACCAGCGTAGGAAAGCTGTTGGCACAAACTCCGGTAAAGACCCGCTTGGTCTTGGCAACCTGCTGCCCGAAGTTGTGACTGCTGGCACGATTGGTGAGATTAACTTGGCATCGGAGCCTATGTTCCGTCCGAGTGTTTATCTTTTCGATAACACCGTGACTGCTGATAACATTGAAGATGTCTTTGACGACATTCTGCTCGACATGAACAATGACGAAGGTAAGGTCACTGTGATTTTCCTTGGTCGTCGTTTGTATAACCTTCACCGCAATGCAATCAAAGACAAGTCGGACATTAAACTGTCCGAAACTGGCTTTGGTAAGAAGCTTGCAAACCTTGGTCTTGTTGGTTCTACTCACCAGCAAATTCCTGTCATCTATGATGAAGAACTTGATCCTGATCAGGGCTACTTTATCAACGAAGATGAAATGATGGTGCACATTCTGAAATCTGCAAACATGAAGATGAAAGACCTTGCGGCACCTTACGATCAAGACGTGATTGGCAAACGCTACATCATGGAATATCAACTGTGCTCGTGGAAGAACTATCGCACTCATGCGTTTTTCTCCAACAAAGCATTTGCTTAAAGGAAAATGACAAATGGGTTATGCACCTGATGGTCCAGCTTCCCTGACCTTTGTTACACGGCCTGTAACAGGAACGGTGAAGATGGAGAAGACGATTTTTGACAAGAAATCACGAGAGAACTCGAAAGTTGCAGTTGAACTTCTCGATCCCGTAATCGTGTTCTTTGCCAATCGCTCTTCTCAAGTCATGTCTGGGAAAGAAGCAACTCGCCGTGGTTATCTGCAACAACCGGAGATTATGAACTTCGAGAGTGTTTCGGATGCTAAATCTGCTGCGGGGCGTTATAAGTTTGCGATGCGTATGCAGGACAAACTTGAAGCATGGCAGCAAATGGAAGATGCTGTGATCAGTGCTTGTATCAGCAAGTGTGGTCATCCGCTCGACCTTGATACCACTTACTCGAAACGCACAATGCACTTCGATGATCTTAAAGGAGAACTGGAATGAGCATTTCTGTTCCTTACACTTATGACGAAGGCAATGTTCATGTGCCTTTCATGAGTGTTCATGCCCAACTCGATGTAAACTAGGAAGGCACCTTCACTATCACTGCGCCTGTAGCGACTGGAGCAACTGCTCTGCTTGCTGCCACTGCAAAGGCAGAAGATGAAGAAACTGTTTTCGATCCTCCCTTGGTCGTGAACAATGAGTTTGGGCGCACCGTCCGTGTTACCAGTGTTGAAGCAGGCACATTGACTATCTATGGCACAAACTATCTGAATGAGGAAATTGCACAGACTGTGACTTTGGTCGCTGCAACTGCTCAAGATACGCTCAAAGCATTTAAGACCATTAAACGTGTCGTCAATGGCACAGCTGATGGCAACTTGTCGCTTGGGCATGGTGCAGCTTTTGGCTTGCCATTTGTGCTCGGTGTTGTGAAAGCTTACTATATTGACGGTGCTGTGCAATCTGCTGGCACTGCTGTCGCTGCTGACATTGACCAAGATGCTACTGCGGGCGATCCTCGTGGCACTTGGGCACCTGCTGCTGGTGTTGTTCCCAACGGAACACGGACTTACGAAGTGCTTGCAAAGTTCCGCAGCACTGATGCAGTCGGTGGTCTTATGGGTTTCACCGCTGCGTAAGTAACCGTTACAAGGTTTGTAACGAGGGACAAAAACACAAACGAGGATGATTTCGATGGGATTTGCAACTGTCCAAAACTTGATGGATGACGTTCTAAACGAACTCAACCTCGTTTCCGGTTCTGCGGTTCAGTTTTATACTGAGCCGCAGATACTTACAACAATCAATAACTGTTTTACGTTTATGTTCGACAAACGTTTTTGGGATCATCTGACAAACACAACTCAACACACTCTTGACGGTGTTGCAGGTGTGATCATTGATGAACTCGTCGGCATTGATGATCCGAAAGATATTGAATGGATCAGGACTGCTCCGTATGAAACTCGTGATGAACTTGAGTATTTCTCAAACCAAGTGTTTGATGGAAACATGCGGAATAGCTACACGACTTTCAATTGGGATCATCCGCAATATAAAACAAAGATGTTCACTATCTATCCGCAAACTTTGACAGGAAATATTCGAGTTCGTGCAAGACGAAAGCCAGCCAGATTTGCTGCACCAACTGACATTGTGCCATTCGATCAACTCGCAATGATGCACTTTGTTGTGTCTTCTATGCTTGCTGCTGATGGAATGAACCCAAGTAGTGAGGCAAGGCACAGTGCGTTGTTCGATCAAAGATACCAAGATTTGATCACGCAAGATGGTGCAAAAATACTGCGTTATGGTCATAGGAAATACGACAGCTTTACGGTGGCAACATGAGCACATCACCCTTTCCAGCAATTAGGCAACTGCCTAGAAATAAAGCAGGTATTCAAGATGTAACACTGCGAGATTTCTCTGGTGGTATCAAAGTAACTGACAACGAAACAGCACTCCGTAATAAGTTTTCAATTGTTGCGGATAACATCTTTCGTGATGAAGAACGTGGTATGCGTGTCAGGTTTGGCACAAAAAAGTTTGCAGAAACAACCAGTGATGTGCTGGATATGGTTTATTTCTCTGTGGCTCTTGTTGCGTTTCTTAAAGACGGAACAATTGAAGCAATCACAGAAGATGGAACAGTCACAACAATTTGGAATGATACAATTGCTGGCTTGCTTGTTGGTGAACCAGATGGTTGGACATCAGGAGCAACGTCGATTGATACGGCTGTTTTCAACGGCAACCTGATTGTTGTGAATAATCAAGACAAACCACTCATCATCGCACCTGATCTAACAGTCAATTATCTGCAAGACCTTGCAACAGGTAGCAATCTTTTCACACCTGTTACAAAGTATGTAACGGCTGTTACTAACTACTGCGTGATGGGCGGATTTGATGATACTGATGAGTTGTTTATCTCATCCAGTGGAACAAGCGGCACATGGCCGGGAGATGATCCACCGAATAACGCTGTGTCTATTCGACTAGGTGCTTACACTGCAACAAGTGGTAAGGCAATTCTAGGACTTGCAGATTTTCGTAACAATCTCGCAGTGTTCTTTGAAGACTTTGTATTGCTGCTACAACTAGATGTGTTTGATAGTGATGGAGTGCATACACCAAAGGTGCTTGATACACTTCAAGATACATCAATCATCAATCATCGGTCATTGCTGGTGACAAATAAAGAAATTATCTTCGCTGCACAAAGCGGAGTTTTTTCTTTATCACAAACTGTGTTTTCTCCACAACTAGAACCCAAGTCTTTTACAGAAAACCTCGGAAGAGATTATGTAAAAGCTACAGCAAATGTTCCAATCAGTTGTGAGTGCAGTTTCCATGTGCGTGATAAAGCACAGAAACAAATCTTTTTCTTTCTCAAACAATCAACTGGTTGGATTACTTATGTGATGTCGCATAAGGATGATTTCAAACAAGTTGCATGGAGCACTGCTTCTGGTTGGGATTGGGATGGTGGATGCACTAGTATTAAAAACAGAGTTTTCTTTTTCAAAGAAAATGAAGTTTTCAAATACGGCAACAGCCTGTTTGATACAGAAAACTATGCAGAAGACTTTATCGACGATCTTGATGAAGACGCTGCAATGCCAATTGTCTTTGATTGGGAACTTCCTTGGCTTGATGCAAATAGTCGAGTAAGAAGCAAAGCCCTTATTAATGTAGCAATGGAAACGAATGGAACAGGGACGTTTTGGTTTTCATTGTTCATTGATAAGTATTTCAAAGACCTTGAGGACAACTACACACCTGTCATGCAACTAGCTTTCCGTGGTGGTGATACTGCTGGATACGGAACAGATGTTGGTGGTTATGGTGGTGGCAGACGAACAAGCGACGAACGCATGTATCGAATGCCCAGTAAGTTCAACATTTTGAAGATGCGCTTGCATGGTTCAACAAGAGAGCCTTTGCAATTCTCTTCTATCACGATAATCTATCGTGCAGCACAGGGGTTCAGACGATGACCACTCCATTTATCTCCCTCGAAACTCCGAACTTTGACACTTCTCCTTGGCATGACAAGGTGAATGATAACTTTCGGATTATCGACGGTGTTTTCTATAGCCTCTTCGGTATCAGCAATGTGAAGGGATTGTATAAAAATAGCACATCTGTTGTTGCAGATGATCGCTATGTCGATACTGACGAAGGCGTGATTTACCAAGTTGTTACAACCTATGTAACAGACGCTTTTCCAGCAACTTTCTCCGAAGATCGTGACAATAATCCTGATAATTGGATTGCAATTTCTATTGCTGCTGCTCTTGATGCTGCGGCTGCGGCAGAAACTGCTGCTACTGCCGCTGCTAGTAGTGCAACCGCTGCTGGAACATCTGAAACTGCTGCTGCTGCCTCTGCAACTGCCGCTGCTGGAAGTGCTAGTGCCGCAGCAACGAGTGCAACAGGTGCAAGTAATAGTGAAACTGCTGCTGGAACAAGTGAAACAAACGCTGGTAACAGTGAAACTGCTGCGGCGACATCTGCTACTAACTCTGCAAACAGTGCAACAGCATCTGCGAATAGTGCAGCAAGTATCACAGGAAGTGTCACAGCGGCTGCTGCAAGTGCTACTGCTGCGGCTGACAGTGCTATTGAAGCAGATGACAGTGCTTCGGCTGCTGCAACAAGCGAAACAAATGCTGCTGCAAGTGCTACTGCTGCTGCTGCTAGTGAAACTGCTGCTGCAACAAGTGAAACGAATGCAGGGACAAGTGAAACAAATGCTGCTGCATCTGCGACTGCTGCCGAAGCTGCAAGAGACGCAACAACAACGGGTGTCCTTGCTGATCTTGGAATAACTGTTACATCTAGTGAAATCAATATCGGTTCGCAGGCGCTGGAAAACAAGATCATCAACGGGGCCTTTGACATCTGGCAACGAGCCGTGTCAGGAACACTCAATGGATACGCCGCTGCTGATCGGTGGTTAAACGGAGCAAATGGCGGGGTCGTCACACAGTCTCGTCAGGCATTTAGCCTCGACGCCTTCTTTGGGCAGAACAACCCGAAGTTTCACTTGCGACAGACGGTGAGCGGACAGTCCCTTGCTGGACATCTGGCGATCACACAGCAGAAGATCGAA